AACGCGCAAGAAACTGCGAACGCGCTAAATCTTGCAGCCATATTCGCCATTCGGCGCCACATGGCGCTTGGCGAATGCGCAGGAAACCGCAGCCATAAACGCCATTCGGGCGCCATTCGTGGCCATATGGCATCGGGCGAAGCGTCGACGCTGCCCCCAGCGATGCCATACGGTGGGGGGCCCCACTACGTGGGGGGCCCCGTATGGCAGCGTGGCAGCTCGACGCGGGGTCGGCTGGATGGCGACCGCGCAGAAATGTGCGTGAACGCCGAGCACGCAGAAAAGGACACGCTCCCTGAACGCGTAGAAATTTGCGCGGAGGGCTGGCTGTGCTGAAGATGCCCTGGCAGCGCAGGGGTCCGGTGCAAGCGGCTCCGGCGAAGGCCTGCAACCACCCGTCGTTCGTCGTTCGCGACGATGACCGGATTGGCTGGTGCACCTGCACGAGCTGCGGCGCGCCGTTGGCGCTGGCCGATGCGCTCAACGGCCTGCGCGACCGGCTGGTGGCCGCGATCGACCGAGCCAACCGCAGAGGGAGGCGGCGGTGAGCTTGACCCCGAAGCGCGAGGCATTCGCGTGCGGCCTGGCCAAGGGGTTGTCGCAGTCCGCGGCGTACCGCGAGGCCTTTCCAAGGTCCCTGGCCTGGCAGCCCGACACCGTGTGGCGCCGCGCCTCGGAGCTGGCTGCTGACGGGGAGGTGCGAGGGAGGGTCGCCGAGCTGCAAGCCCGTGCAGCCAAGGCCAACGAGGTGACGGTCGAGCGCGTGGTCGCCGAACTTGCGCGCCTCGCCTTTTTCGACGTGCGTCGGCTCGTCGGCGAGGACGGATCGCCGCGCAAGCTCACCGAGTTGGACGAAGACACCGCGCGGGCGATCGCCGGCGTCGATGTGGCCCGCGTCGGCAACGACGAGATCGGCGTCGGTGAGGTGCTGAAGTTCAAGCTGGCCGACAAGGGCGCCAACCTGGAGCGCCTGGGCCGGCACCTGGCGATGTTCAAGGACGTGGTGCTGACGGGCGAGCTTGAGCGGTTGACCGACGAGCAGCTCGCAGCCAAGCGCGCCGCGCTGCTGGCCAAAGCGCAAGGGGGCGCGCCGTGATGTTGACCCGCGCCGAGACCATCGAGCTGCTGCGGCTCGACGCCGAGCTTCAGCGCCGCACCTCGCGTCGCAAGCTCTGGACCTACTTCCCGGACTACGGTCCGCTACGCCGCGAGCTGTACCCGAAGCACATTGCGTTCTTCGCGGCAGGCATGACGCATCGCCAGCGTTTGATGCTGGCTGCGAACCGGGTCGGCAAGACCGAAAGCGTCGGGCTGTACGAGCTGGTGCTGCATCTGACCGGGCGCTACCCGGAGTGGTGGGCCGGCCGCCGGTTCGCCGGCCCGATCAAGGCTTGGGCAGCAGGTGACACCGGCAAGACCGTGCGAGACATCCTGCAGTCCAAGTTGCTGGGGCCGGTCCCGTTCGGCACGGGCGTGCTGCCTGGCGATGATCTGGTGCGCGTCGCGCGCGGCAGCGGGGTGGCCGATGCGGTGGACACCCTGTATGTTGCCCACCAGGCGGGCGGGGCCAGCGTGCTCAGCCTGAAGTCCTACGACCAGCGCCGCGAAGCCTTCCAGGGCACGGAACAGGACGTGATCCTGCTGGACGAAGAGCCGCCGATGGACATCTACACGGAGTGCCTGCTCCGGACGATGACCAACAACGGCATGCTGATGCTCACGTTCACGCCGCTGATGGGGCTGTCGGACGTGGTGCTGTCGTTCTTGCCCGGCGGCAAGCTCGACGCGCTACAGGCCGACGCATCGAAGTGCGTCATTACGGCCACCTGGGACGATGTGCCGCACCTGAGCGAGGACGCCAAGCGCGAGCTGATGGCGAGCATCCCGCCGTTCCAGCGCGATGCGCGGTCGAAGGGCGTGCCGCAGCTCGGCGCCGGCGCGATCTACCCGGTGCCCGAGTCCGATTTCGTGGTGGCCGACATCCCAATCCCGGAGCACTGGCCGCGGGTCTTCGGTCTGGACGTGGGATGGAACCGCACCGCTGCGGTGTGGGGCGCTATCGACCGCGACAGCGACACGGTGTACCTGTACTCCGAGCACTACCGCGGCCAGGCCGAGCCATCGGTGCATGCGCACGGCATCCGCGCGCGAGGCGAGTGGATTCCGGGTGTCATCGACCCGGCCGCGCGTGGCCGCGGCCAGCGCGACGGCGAGCAGCTATTCCGCGACTACGTGGACCTCGGGCTGTGGCTGCAGCCGGCCGTGAACACGCGCGAGGCCGGCATCTATGCGGTCTGGCAGCGGCTGTCGGCTGGCAAGCTCAAGGTCTTCAAGTCGCTGGGCAACTGGCTGACCGAGTTCCGCCTTTACCGGCGTGACGAGAAGGGCGCGGTGGTGAAGGATGGGGATCACCTGATGGATGCGACGCGCTACCTCATCGTGTCCGGCCTGCGGCATGCCACCGTGCAGCAGCCAAAGGATGAAGAGGAGTTCGCGGGGCGACGCAGCGAGGGAGGCGGCTGGATGGGTTGATTGCGCGCGAGTGGGCCGGCGCCTATAGCTGCGGGGCCGGGCGGCACTGGATGCCGGACAATGCAGCGATCCGCATCGCCGAGAGGCGCCCGGAGGGACCATGGAACAGATCGTGGCCGACGCACGCGAGGCGTTCGGCGAAGCTCAAGACGAGCGCAAGCGGCTCGACGAGCTGCTCGACACCGCGCGCGAGCAGTTCGATGAAGCCGTCGAGGCCGAGGCCGACAACCGGCGCGAGTGGCTGGACGACTTTCGGTTCGCGCGACTTGGCGAGCAGTGGCCCGCCGATGTGCGCGCCGCGCGCGAGCGCGACAGGCGGCCCTGCCTGACGATCAACAAGCTGCCGGCGTTCCTGCGCCAGGTGGTCAACGACGGGCGCCAGAACCGCCCATCGATCAGCGTGCGTCCGGCAGACAGCCAGGGCGACCCGATGACCGCGCAGGTCATCAACGGCCTGATCCGCAACATCGAGTACACCTCGAACGCCGATGTGGCCTACGACACTGCGCTGGAGTGCGCGGCCGGTGGCGGGTTCGGATACTGGCGCGTGCGCACCCAGCATGCGCACGAGGACACCTTCGACCTCGACATCGTGATCGACCGGGTGGCCAACCCGCTGACGATCTATGGCGATCCGCGCAGCACCGCGGCCGATTCCAGCGACTGGAACGTCGCGTTCGTGACCGACATGGTGCCTCTGTCGGTTTTCAAGGCCACCTACCGCGGCGCCGAGGCCGCGAGCTTCGACGCCGACGCCTACGACCGGCTGCAGGGCCCGTGGCGCGACGGTGACGACGTGCGCGTGGCTGAGTTCTGGCAGCGCGACGAGGTGCGCGGCATGCTGGTGCAGCTCGCCAACGGCGCGATCATGGACGCGGCCGAGTACATGCGGCAGCAGGAGCTGTTCCTGTCCGCTGGCCTGGTGGTGACAGGAAGCCGCGAGGCGCGCCGGCAGCGGGTGAAGCAGAGCCTGCTGTCCGGTGCCGAGGTGCTGAGCGAGAGCGTGTGGCCGGGCAAGTTCATCCCGATCGTGCCGGTCTACGGCGACGAGGTGAACGTCGAGGGCAAGCGCTACTTCCGCAGCCTGGTGCGCGACGCCAAGGACGCGCAGCGGATGTTCAACTACTGGCGCACCACCAGCACCGAGCTGGTGGCGCTGGCGCCGCGCGCGCCGTGGGTCGGCCCCAAGGGGTTCGCCAACAGCAACAAGAGCAAGTGGGCGTCGGCCAACACCGAGAACCACCCGTACCTGGAGTACGACGGCACCGTCCCGCCGCAGCGGCAGGGCTTCACCGGGCCGCCGGCCGGCGCGTTGCAGGAGGCCCTGAACGCGAGCGACGACATGAAGGCCATCATGGGCCTGTTCGACGCCTCGCTGGGGGCGCGCAGCAACGAGACCAGCGGCGTGGCCATCACGGCGCGGCAGCGCGAGGGCGACGTGTCGACCTTCCACTTCGTCGACAACCTGGCGCGCGCGATCAGGCACACCGGCCGCATCCTGATCGACCTGATCCCCAAGGTCTACACCGGCCCGCGCATCGTGCGCGTGATCGGCCAGGACGGCACCGCGCAGAACGTGCCGGTGAACCAGCAGGTGCGCATGCCCAACGGGGCGGCCGGCCTCTTCGACTTGACTGCGGGGAAGTACGACCTGACCGTCGAGACCGGGCCGAGCTTCACGACCAAGCGGCAGGAGGCGGCCGCGCAGATGACGGAGTTCATGCGCGCTGTGCCTGGCGCCGCGCAGCTCATCGGCGATCTGCTGGCCAAGAACCTCGATTGGCCCGGGGCCGACGAGATTGCGCAGCGCCTGCGCACGATGCTGCCGCCGCAACTGCAGGGCGGCGGCGACCCGCGGCTGCAGCAGGCACAGCAGGCCATCCAGCAACTGCAGGCGCAGCTCCAGCAGGGTGGCCAGGCCTACGCGGCGCTGCAGGCCGAGCTGCAGCGCGTCAAGAACGACCTATCCATCAAGGCGCGTGAGGCGGACATCAAGGCTTACGGCGCCGAGACCGACCGGCTGCAGGCCACGGCCGCTGCGATGACTCCGCAGCAGGTGCAAGCCTTGGTGCTGCAGACCATGCGGCAGGTGCTGGGCTCGCCGGATGTTGCCCCCGCCCAGCCGCGGCCGCCGATGGCGAATCCCTATGCCGGCATGACGCCGATGCCTGCGCAGCCGTCGCCGCCAGGGCTTGGCCCCGGCCAGATGGCGCCGCACGTCGGCCCGACCTTCCAGTAACCCCGGAGAGCCTGTACCATGAGCACCGACATCGAGACCAACCTGCCGCCCACCGACACAGGGGCCGCGGGAGTCCAAGGGACCAACCCCACGCAGCCGCAAGGCGTGCCCGGAGTCCACGAGTCGACCGAGGACCAAGGCCTGGCTGGCCAGTCCGATCCGGAACTTGACGAGAACGGCAACCCAATCGAGCCGGCCCCTGAGCTGGACGAGTGGGAAGACGAAGACGGCAAGAAGCACCGGGTTCCGAAGGCCCTCGTTCCGCGCCTGATGAAAGACGCGGACTACACCCGAAAGACTCAAGAGCACGCGGAAGTCGTGCGGCAGGCCGAGCAGCGGCTGGCTCAGACCCAGCAGCAGATCGCGCTCCAAGCGCAGGCGCAACAGCAGCACCTGCAGCAACGGGCACAGCTTGCCGCGCTGGACATGGAGCTTGCGAAGTATCAGGGCGTGAATTGGAGCCTCGCGGCCCAGCAAGACCCCGGTGCGGCGCAGCAGGCGTGGCTGGCCTTCCAGCAGCTCAAGGAGCAACGGACGGGCGTAGAGAAGCAGGTTCAGTCGATGGAGGCGCAGTTTCTCGCGCAGGCCCAACGCCAGAGCCAGGCGGCTCAGCAGCAGGCGCAGGAAGCGGTGGCTCGCATCGTGTCTCAGTGGACGCCTGAGGATCGGGCGGCCATCAACGAGGTCGGAGCGAAGGTCTATGGCGTCAAGGCGCAGCACTTCGAGTTCTTCGCAGCCAATCCTGGGCTGTTGCCGATCCTTCGTGATGCCGTGCGCTATCAGCAGGCCCAGACGCGCGCTTCGTCAGCCGCCAAGCCGCCGGCAGCCGCTCCCGCGGCCGGGCCGACCCCGACCCTGCAGCCCGGCACTGGCCGGGCAACGCCTCGGTCGTTGGACGACCCGAGCATGTCGATGGACGAGTGGATGAGGCGGCGCCGCGAACAGCTCCGCAAACGCAAGTAGCCCACCCCTTCAACCTAAGCCCGTGAGGGCCTGGAGACCAACATGCCGAATACCCTTCTGACCCCGACGATTCTCACCCGCGAGGCGCTGCGCATCCTGCACGGCAAGCTCACCTTCGTGGGTGGCATCAACCGCCAGTACGACGACCAGTTCGCACGCAAGGGCGCCAAGATCGGCTCGAACCTCAGCGTGCGCCTGCCCAACCAGTTCGTGGTCCAGAGCGGCCCGAACCTGAGCGTGCAGGACGTGAGCGAGCAGAGCGTCGTCATCCCGGTGACGCAGCAGCGGCACGTCGACTTCACCTTCAGTTCGGCTGAGCTGGCGCTGACCGTCGACGAGTTCAGCAAGCGCTACCTGGAGCCTGCGATGGCGCAGCTCGCGGCCACCATCGAGGCGGACGCTTTCAGCATGGCGCTGGACGTGCCTGCGGCGATCAACGGCATCGGCGCCGCGATCACCTGGAAGAACGTGCTGCTGGCACGCAAGGCGCTGATGGACGCGCTGGCGCCGTTCCCGAGCCGCTCGCTGATCCTGAACACCCAGGACAACGCCGACCTGGTGGACGTGCTCAAGGGTCTGTTCCAGGACAGCAGCGAGATCGCCAGCCAGTACCGCGATGGCCTGATGGGGCGCACCGGCGGCTTCGACGTGCTGGAGTCGACGATCATCCCGACGCAGACCACCGGCACCGCGGCCAGCGCCACCGGCTACCTCGTCAACGGCGCGAGCCAGGTTGGCGCAGTGGTCGCGGTCAACACCGGCGCCACGACCTTCAAGAAGGGCGACGTGGTGACGTTCGCGGGCTGCAACCGCGTGCACCCGGAGACCAAGGCGGACACCGGCGCTCTGATGCAGTTCGTCGTCACGGCCGACTACGCGGGCGGCGCCGGCAACCTTGCCATCAGCCCGTCCATCGTCGTCACCAACGCCACCGGCCAGCAGAACGTCACCGCATCGCCGACCAACGGCGGCGCGGTGACCAAGGTCGGCGGCGCGTCACAGGTCTACAAACCTTCGCTGGCGTTCCACAAGGACGCCTTCGCTTTCGCCACTGCCGACCTCGTGATGCCCGAGGGCGTGGACTTCGCCTCGCGGCAGGTCTACGACGGCATCTCGATGCGCATCGTGCGCCAGTACGCCATCGCCACCGACACGTTCCCGTGCCGGATCGACGTGCTGTACGGCTAC